CCAGCAGATCGGCGAGAAATTCGGGATCAGCCGCGAGCGGGTTCGCCAAGTTCTTCGCGCTCGTACAAACATCCTTGCCGGTGAAGGTGGCGGCGCTCTGGTGGCTAGACGCAAGAGGCAGGACCGGGCATCCAAGCGTGATCAAGAAACGATGGCCCGTCTCGGCTGCGGATGGGAAGAGTACAAGGCAATTCGACAGATCGGGCGCGATCTGCTGAGCAAAGGTGTATCGCGAGAGCGGACACCAATGGGTGCATTCATCTCGCAGCGTACAAACGCTGCAAGTCGAGGCATCGGCTGGGACCTCAACTTTTGGCAGTGGTGGCAGATCTGGGAGCGGTCTGGTCGCTGGAACGAGAGAGGTCGCGGCCACGGGTACATGATGTGCCGAGTCGCAGACACCGGCAGCTACACCGTTGGCAATGTGTACATCGCGACGGGCATCCATAACGCCAAGGTGCAGCCGAATAACCCGTACCGCCTCGGTCATCCGGACCATGAAGAGGCGATGAAGCGAGTTCGTGAGAAGCAACGACAGACCTGGGCGAAGCGAGGTCGGCTGGGCCTGCATACGGTGAACTCCGGCTTGCCGAGAGGGGTGACACGGCACAGGAGCGGACAATTTCAAGCGCAGATTACCGCTGACGGGCGCACCAAGTATCTCGGGTCATTCAAGACCGTAGACGAGGCGGCCGAAGCGTATCGGCGTGCCGCAGAGGAGAGGGCCGCTGCCGCTCTTCGAGCGGAGGCCGCATGACCTCTCCCCGCTTCTGCGACACCTGCCGCCACTGGCAATCCCGCGAGATCCACACGGGCGAGTGCCGTCGCTATCCCCCGTCCGGCTTCAACACCTTCCCGACAACCCAACGCAACGCCTGGTGCGGAGAGCATCGGACGCTGCAGGAGAGCGAGGCGTAGATGGTCCACTCAATTCGCCTTCGTAGTGTCCGCTGGTTTCAGCGCGTTCTCGCCGATGTTTCCGAGCATGTCGCGGAGTATCTGCGCCGTCACGAGGCTCATTCGCAGACGGCCGACGACCTCAACGGTAAGCGGCCCGGCGCCATCCTGCGTGCTGGTAGCGAGCGAGACGTAAACGACACCGTTCATGGCTCGGTACTCGGTAACGGCATCTACGAATACGATCGGAGCCTGATCGCTTCGCAACGCGATTTCATCATTGCCAATCCGTACGGTGTTGGTCTCGCGGCTCATAACCATCCCTCCCTGCACGAACTGAATGCTCGCGCGTACGCAAGCACTCGCAGGCTTGGCTTGCCTGGGGATGCCGCATGATCCCCGTCCCCATTGATCAGCGCCACGACGTAGCCCGCAAGCTTCTGAGCGAGGGCAAGGGCTGGGAAGACGTCTGCGCCAAGCTTTTTGGCAAGACGGACGGCCACACGATATCGGCCACGCGCACGATCATTCGCGAGCTGCAGCAAGAGCAGGGCGGCAGGTAGATGGCCCGTCCCGCGAAACTCAAGTCTGAACCGCTGCAGCTCATCACGGCGAGCGAGTGGAACGCCGCGGTCGTCATGATCGACGCAGGCAAGTCCGACTCCGCAATCGCCGCGAACCTGAGCGCCCAACGCCCGCACGGCAGCCGCCGTGTCGCTCTGGAGCAGATTGCCACCATCCGTTCCGACGTCACCGGAGGCTGAGACATGGGCAAGAAGGCTGACAAGACCGAGAAAGAGCCGCGGATAAAGATCGCCGACGATCCTGCGCGCCTGAGCGCCGCGGCTCGTCGAGCTTTTGACGCGTTGGCTGGGCGGCGTCTGTGCCGGCAGTTCGTCCACGACGAGCGTTTCGCTGGCGCCGCCTACTGGATCGAGCCGACCGGGCGTGGCGTCGACCGTGCAGCGGCCGAGGAGCTGATCCGGAAGGGCCGCGTCCGTCCGGCTACCGACAGCCTCTTCGCCGACATCGCGCAATCGTTCGAAGTCTGCGCCTAGATGCCCCTCATCACCCCATCCAGCGTGCCGTCCTCCTCCCAGGCTCGCTGGCACTGCGGAGACGATCGAGACCTCCCGCTTGGTCGTCTCCGCTATTCTCCTGATCCGCTTCTCGTTCTGCCGCTGCCCGTACAGGCGCGCTGCGAGATAGCTGTCTCCGAATTCCGATCGGCCGCCCTTGCCGGGGCAGGCCTGATCGCTGGCGCTGTCCTTGCCGGGACGTATCGCGCCGTTGGTGCCCGTGTTCAGCGGGTCTTTGCCTTCAAAGAGTTCGGCCTGTCGGTCGTCTCGGACGTGCTTGGTCGTGCTCTCCATGCCCTCAGATTGGCACCGGAGATCGCGCCATGTCCGACAAGACATTTTCCGCAGGCGGAAAGTTTCGTTCCGCGAGAAGTGAAATGAACATCACCGCCGATAACGACGCAGAAGCCCTCCGAGAGGCTTGCGAGTGGCTGGAAAAGCTGACTCTCGCAGAGTTTCGCGGACGAGGGGACACCGTTGGCGCTGCCCGCGCCCGTGTCGCGAAGCAGATCGGCGTGAAGACCTCCTACGCAAACCGCCTTTGGAACCGGGTCTCCGAGATGACCGGGATTGCCGGCGGAACCTACCGCGCTCTGCAGCGCGCCTACGACGCCCAATGCGAACGCAACGAAGCAATGGCTGCCTACCACAGGCAGCGGAGAGAGGAGCTTGCCGATGGTGGTCCGACTGACCCGCAGCGCATGGCAGAGATTCACGGAGTGGCTGGCCTTCCTCAGCAGCAGTCGGCGCCGTCGCCGCACTGACCCCGGTCGCTTCACCGAAAACGACGAGGAGTTCTGATGCCGAAGAAGGCCGCACCCTACACCGAGAACGAAAAGCGCCTGATCTTCGAAGCCGCGGTCGAAGGCCTTGGCATCGGCGACACGCAGGCTCTCCTCAAGCGTCACGGCCACCGTCGCACATGGTCGGCCGTAAAGGGCCATGACGAGCGCGCGAGGGGCATGCGGGTACGAGCCCGGCAGCTTGAGCAGGAAGCGCGTGAGGCAGCCCGTCAGGCGGCACAGGCTCGCCTCGAAGGGCAGGCCGGCATCATTCGCTTCAAGGGCTACAACAACGGCGGACAGCCCTTCTACGTGTCCTTGCCGGCGGTGAGCATTCAGGCCGGCTGGAACGCGCGCCAAGAGGACATCACGTGGTGATCGGTGCCGTCACAGTCGGATGGCCCGACAAGGTTCTCTTGCCCAACTCAAGATCGCACTGGGCGCCGAAGGCCAAGGCCGCGAAGAAGGCCCGCATGGACGCCGCATGGGCCACCCGTGTCGCCGGGTTCTTGCCGGTAAAGGCCGATGCCCTCCGCATCACCTGCGTGTTCTTCCCGCCAGACAAGCGTCACCGCGACGTGGACGGCATGCTGTCGAGCCTGAAACCGGCTCTGGACGGCATCTCCGACGCGATCGGCATCGACGACAGCAAATGGCAGATCGCCTTGCGTCGTGAGGCTCCCCAGCCTCCGCACGGCTCTGTCCGAATTGAGATCGAAGCGGCCGACGCCGCGCAACCCAACGGAGCATGACCATGGACACGCAAGACAGCACACCCGCGACCGACGACGGCCAGCTGCGCAGCTTGGTCGAGCGGATCGAGTTCATCGAACGCGAGATCAAGGAAAAGCAGGAGGACCGGAAGGACGTCTACGCCGAGGCGAAGGGCCTGGGGTTCGATCCGGCCATCATCCGCCTCGTCGTCAAGGACCGCGCGGCCGATCCGAACGACCTGAGCGAGCGCGAGGCTCTGCTGGAAACCTACAAGCGTGCGATCGGCATGGCCTCTGCGGAGGTGTCGTTCTGATGGCCGAGCCGAAAGCGACCCGCCTGCCCGAAGACTGGCGTCCGACCCCTGATCTCATGGATTACGCTCGCGAAGTCGGCGTGATCGATCCGCACCGCATGGCCGAGGACTTCACCGACTACTGGCTGTCCAAGGCTGGCAAAGACGCTCGCAAGACCGACTGGTCGCGCACATGGAAGACATGGGCGCGCCGTGAAGGCGACAAATGCCGAGAGAAGGCCGCACGCGAGGCCCGATATGCTCGCCCGTCCATCTCCTACCAACGCAACCTCGACAGCGCCCACGACGAAATGCGCGCAACTCTCTTCGGACAGGAAGAGGAGACGGTCTATGTCGGCCATCGCCACCACTGATGCCCGCTCGCTCAAGCCAGCGACGGACGCCGAGATATTCGACGCTCTGGAGCCCATGTTCCTCGGCTTCGGCCGTGACGCTCGCGAGCTGGGCCAGAAGCGGGTCGCCCTCTACGTGGATGCAGCCCGCGGCGAGCCCCTATGGGCGGTGAAGGAGACCAGCCGCGCCATCGCAACGGGCAGGGCAGGCGTCAAGGACATCGCCCGCATGCCTCACCCGCCGGAGTGGGGCGACCTCGTCCGCAAGGCATCCCAGCCGATCCGTGACGCCCGCCTTCGTGAGGAGCGCCTAGCCAACGAGCGGGCACGCCTGCGCCAGGAAGAGGCGGACGCGAAGGCCGGCAAGTTCGTGGAGCCGGGGAAGTTCATGCAGCTCGCCGCGAGACTGCGTGGTGCGGGGAAGTCGCTATGACCCTCTCCATCCGCGACATCCCGAAAGAGGAGCTGCTGCGGGCTCCAAGGATATTTGTCAAGAACGCCGCTGGCGTCGGTGTCCGCTCCTACGACCCGAAGTGGATCGCGAACAGGCTTCGCGAGATCCAAGTCGAGTTCCCGAAGACCAAGGTCAAGTCCGAGCGCGAGCGCTTAGACGCCGACCTGATCCGCGCGGAGAAGGAGGCCGAGGAACGGTTCCTGGCCGAGATGGACGCGATCCACGGGGCCTACGAACAGCGCTTCGTGAATCGATCGAACCGCATCATCCTCGACGTCCTCAAGGCGCACCCGACCGTTAGCCGTCGCTTGCTCGTTGGCCCACATCGGTTCGTCTACATCATCGACGCCCGCAAGCACGCCGCCTACGAGCTGCGCCGCATCCTCGGCTGGAGCTATCCGCAGATCGCCAAGAAGCTTGGCCGGGCCGACCACACCACGGCGATCAACCTCGTCGAGAAGTGGCCTGCCCGTGCGGCCCAACTTGGCATCCCCGTCATCCCCATCGAAAAGAAGGAGGCCGCGTAATGGCCGAGTACGACGACACCAATCGCGGCGTCCTGTTTAAGAACGATCGCAAGCAGACCGATAAGCACCCCGATTACACGGGAAAGCTGAACGTCGACGGCCAGGATTTCTTCCTCGATGCGTGGATCAAGAAGGGCGCCAAGGGCACTTTCATGAGCGTGTCCGTGAAGCGCAAGGACAAGCAGGGCGCGGCATCCACCGGCCAGTCCTACGGCGATGCGAGGGCTGGCAACCGCCAGACGTCCGCCGACCTCGACGACGACCTACCGTTTTAGGCCGGGAGGGGATCGATCTTGGCCTCCAAAGCCTCCAAGCGCGCAGCCCGTCGCCGTGCAGCATCCTCCCGAGCCGAAGGCGCAAACGACAACAGGGGAGGGCGTCCGCGTAAAGGCGATGTCGTCCGCTATCCCAATGGCCGCATCGACTACTCCGCAACCGAGAAGGCGCCGCAGATCATGGCAACTGTCAAAGCGGCACGGGAACGGCACTACGGCAGACCAGACCAAGGCCAAGAGATGGGTTACGCCCTCGGCCGCCTCTATCTCTCAGGCAAGCTCGACAAGAACGCCGATCGCGCTGCCCTGATGCTAGAGGCCGGCAACCGCATGGGTCTCGACTACGAGCGCTATTACCGCCTCACCGGCATTCCCAGCCCGAACCCTCGCGCCATGGACATGACACGGGTCCGCGGGATTGGCGGCGACACGGCAGCGACCGACGCGAAGGCTGCAGCCAACCGCATGATGGCAGTGGAACAAGCCCTCGGTTGCGTCGACACGCAGGGACGTCCCGTCATGGGCCTGACCAAGCGCCTCATCATCAAGGACGAGGACGCCGCCAACTGGACGCCGAGTATGGTCGGGCATCTGCGCAAAGGCTTGCTGGCACTGGTGGAAATGTACGGCCTGACCACGCCGCAGAGTTGACATCCGCCGGGGTTTCGTCATGTATGCGTTAGGTGCGGAATTGCGCCGCAAGATCTAGGGTCGGGAGCGAAAGCCTCGGCCCTTTTGCGTTTCTGGGCGGAGGCAAACCATCAACCGCAAGCGGATGCGGTCAGCCTGCGATGTCTGCCCGGACGGTGCCCTTCACCATGTAGCCGACCGGAACAGGCCAAGCCCTTGTCTCCCGCAAGATGTGGCGGGCAAATCCAGGCATTCCGTAGAAAATTCATATCGCGAAGTGCCAACCCGCCCGCGAGCGGAGAGCATTTCTTTGCGCCAAGCCGACTTCAACGGCGGGAGCGACACAGTCATGGCGTCCAGAGGCCGAGCCCCAAACTTCCGTATGACGGAAGAACATCGGGCTAAAATCAAAAACAGCAGCATCCTCAATGCCTTGATCGAGCATGTCGAGGGCAGGCGGGATATGGCGCCTTCGCAGGTCACTGCAGGGCTCGGGCTTCTCAAGAAGGTATTGCCCGACCTCTCGCAAACCGAGCTGACCGGCGAGAACGGCGGGCCGGTCCAGACCAAGGTCACGCTTTCGTTTGACTGAGATTGAGATCAAGGCCCGATCGCATTTCCGGCCTCTTCTCGACACTGACAAACGCTGGTGCATAGCCGTCGCTCACCGCCGGGCGGGCAAGACGGTAGCCTGCGTTCAGAAGCTCGTGGCTGCGGCGCTCCAATGCGACAAGCCGAACGGGCGCTATGCTTACGTCGCCCCGCTGTACAACCAGGCCAAGGATGTCGCCTGGCACTACGTGAAGGCCTACGCCCGCCAGCTGGGGGCAGGCATCAACGAGAGCGAGCTGCGTGTGGACCTGCCCCAGACGGGTGCACGCATCCGGCTCTATGGCGCAGACAACCCCGACCGGCTTCGAGGCCTCTACCTCGACGGCGTGGTCATGGACGAATACGCCGACATGCGTCCGAGCGTGTGGGGCGAGATCATCCGCCCGATGTTGTCCGACCGGCAGGGCTGGGCAACCTTCATCGGCACACCGAAAGGGCGCAACGAGTTCTGGGGCATGTGGCAGGCAGCGCAGGATGACGAGCGCTGGCAGCCGCTGATGCTTCGGGCATCCGAGACGGGGCTGGTAGCGGCATCCGAGCTTGAAGACGCCGCGGCGAACATGACGCCCGAGCAATATGCTCAGGAGTTCGAGTGCTCGTTCGAGGCGGCCATCATCGGCGCCTACTACGGCAAGGAGATAGCGGACGCCGAGCGCACGGGCCGCGTGACCGTGGTCGATGTCGACGCCAAGCTGCCGGTGCATACGGCATGGGACCTCGGCATGGGGGACTCGACGGCCATCTGGTTCTTTCAGGTGGCAGGCAACGAGATTCGTATCGTTGACCACTACGAGAACCACGGCCAGCCCATCCCGCACTACGTGTCGGTGATCGAGGCCAAGAACTACGCCAAGGGCACGGATTGGGTGCCGCACGACGCCAAGGTGCGCAGCTTGGAGACGGGCCGCACGCGCGTCGAAACGATGGTGGCGCTGGGGCGCAGGCCGCAGGTGGTGCCAGACCACAAGGTGATGGACGGTATCAACGCCACGCGGCTGACGCTGCCCCGGTGCTGGTTCGACAAGGGCCGCACGCTCCTCGGCCTAGAGGCGCTGCGGCAGTACCGCTCAGAGTTCGACGAGAAGACCAAGGCTTACCGGGACACCCCCAAGCACGACTGGACGAGCCACACGGCCGACGCCTTCCGCTACCTCGCCATGGCGTGGCGGGAGATGGCGCCCTCTGTCGCCGACAAGCCAGTCCACCAGCCCCGCAACACGTCCGAAATGACCTTCGCCGACCTCGACCGGATGGTTGGGCGCGAGAAGCAGAGCGTGAGGATCTGATGGCCGAAAACGACCTAAAGACCGTCATTGCTGAGGGCTTCAAGGGGCTGCAATTCCTGCGACAGGCCATCGCCCAGATGGAGGAGTCCAAAATAGCCACCTTCGATAGTGTCGGCTCGGACATTCTCGAAGCTGCATTAATCATGGTCGAGAGCGATATCCTCGCCCAGATCCCGATTGATGGCGACGCCTAATGGCTGAGCCCCGCACCGGCACGGCCACGCCCTGGCACGACGAGTTCGAACGCTACCGCAAGGCGATGGACCCGTGGGGCAAGGCTTGCTCGGCGGTCAACAAGCTGTACCTGCGCGAGAACACGGCCTCGAAGTTCTCCATCCTCTGGGCCAACGTGCAGACGCTGCAGCCGGCGGTCTACGCCCGCGTGCCGTCTGCCGTGGTGTCTCGTCGCTTCAAGGATGCGGACCCTGTCGCGCGTACCGCTGTTGAGGCGATCGAGCGCGCCATCAATTACACCCTCGATGCCTACGACTTCGACCAGACGATGCGGCAGGGCAGGGACGACTACCTGCTCTACGGCCGTGCCACGGCATGGCTGCGCTACGAGCCGACCATGCGCACGATCGACGTGCCGCTTGAGGACGTGCAGACTGGCGCCGACCCGTACCAGACGGATGCGCTGGATGATGACGGCGAGCCGCGCGAGGACGATGCGCAGGCCCCCGCCTCCTATGAGGAGATCGACTTCGAGCGCGTGTGCGTCGACTACGTGCATCGCGACGACTTCGGCCACACGCCTGCCCGCACATGGGGCGAGGTCTGGGCCGTCTGGCGCAAGGCGTATCTGACCCGCGACGAGCTGGTGAAGCGTTTCCCGGAGAAGGATGCATCCGGCACGCCTCTGGGCAAGCGCATTCCGCTGGATCACACGCCCGCTGGCATCTCGGCAGAGGCAGACAGCAACACTCGCGAGCGCACGTGCAAGGCCACCATCTACGAGGTGTGGTCCAAGCGCGATCGCAAGGTGTTCTTCGTCGCCCACGACTTTCCCGACGTGCTGGAAGAGATCGAGCCGTTCCTGACGCTCGCCAACTTCTGGCCGTGTCCGAAGCCCGCATACGGAACGCTGACGAACGACAGCCTGGCTCCGGTGCCGGACTACAAGTTCTATCAGGACCAGGCGGAAGAGATCGACCGGCTCACGGCCAAGATCGACACGCTGGAGAAGGGTCTGCGTCTCGCTGGCTTCTACCCGTCCGGCCCGAGCGGCGACGGCACCGATGCCATCCGTGAGGCAGCCTCCCGCGCCAGCATGGAGAGCGAGTTCGAGGTCAAGCTGATCCCGGTGTCGGGGTGGTCTGCGTTCGCCGAGAAGGGAGGCGCCAGCCAGATCCAGTGGCTGCCGCTCAACCACGTCATCGAAGCGCTGCGGGCCTGCGTCGAGCTGCGTGATCAGCTCATCACCGACATCTACCAGATCACCGGCATTTCGGACATCGTCCGCGGCGACACCAACCCGAACGAGACGGCAACCGCTCAGGGCCTCAAGAGCCAGTGGGGTTCAATCCGCATTCGCGACCGGCAGATGGAGCTTGCGCGTTTCGCCAAGGATATCGTCGTCATCGCAGGCGAGATCATCGCGGAGAAGTTCCAGGCCGAGACGCTGCAGCAGATGACGGGAATCCCGCTGGCGCCGGCAGAGATGCCGCCTGTGCCTCCGATGCAGCCCGGCATGCCTCCCGAGGCCCTACAGCAGCTTCAACAGCAGATGCAGGAGTTCGAGCAGGCCGAGCAGCAGAAGGCCGCCGTGATGCAGCTCCTGCGCGATGATGCCCAGCGTGGTTTCCGCGTGGAGATCGAGACCGACAGCACGATCGAGGCCGATCAGCAGGCCGAGAAACAGGCCGCAGTCGAGCTTGTCGGCATGATGGGGCAGTTCTTCCAGCAGTCCTTGCCGGTGATCCAGATGTTCCCGCCGGCTGCCGACCTTATCGGGCAGACGATGCTTCTGGCTCTGCGCCGATTCCGGGCCGGTCGTGAGCTTGAGGGGGCCGTGGAGACGCTTGCCGACCAGTTGAAGGGCATGAGCGCCCCGCAGCCGGCGCCCACCGGTCTTGACCCCGCCATTGCCCAGCAAGAGGCCGAGATGGCCGGGCAGAAGGCGCAGATCGAGATGCAGGCCACGCAGGCGAAAGCCGCAGCCACGGTGCAGGCGGCCGAGGCCAGCATGGCGAAGACGCAGATGGACGCGCAGGCCCACGCGATGCGCAACCAGAGCGACATCGAACGCATGCAGGTCGAGGCGGCCACACGCAACATGATGCCAGAGGTGGTGCAGTGAGCGCCCGTTCTTCCTTCCCCTGCCCAGCCATCCGCCCCAGCGGCATGAAGCCCATCCAGTCCATGGCTGACGGGCGCACCTACGACGACCGCAACGACTACAGCGCGTCCCTTGCGGCGCAGAACATGCGGATCTTCGAGACCGGCGAGAAGCCGACCCCACCTGCGGCCACATCGGCCCGCGACATCATCGAACGAGAGATGAAAAAGTATGTCTGACATCGACCAGGCCCATCAATCGGCCGAGGCGACGGAAGCTCCGTTCAACCTGCGTGACGCCCTTGAGGCGGAAGCTGCGCGCCAGACGGCGGATAGCGGCGAGACTGCCGAGAGTGACGGCGGCGTCCGCGACGATGGTCGCGACGAGAAGGGGCGGTTTGCGCCAAAGGAGAAGTCGGATGCTGGATCTCCCGAGGATGATCGAGGATCGACGACGCATTCAGAAGATAGCCGACGAAATCTTTCGAGCGAACCCACGGGAGATAGCGCTCCAAAGGTGGTTGATGGCGAACAAGGAGTGGTTGGAGCAACTCCACCGCCCGGCTGGTCCGTCGCCAGCAAGTCAGCCTGGAACGACCTCCCCGAAGCCGTAAGGGCCGATATCGCCAAGCGCGAGCGCGAGGTCTCGGACGGCTTCAAGCAATATAGCGGCATGGGCGACATCAAGCCGTATGCCGAGCATTTCGCCAGCCAGGGCGGATCGCTCAAGCAGGCCCTCGACAGCTACATGGGCTTCGAGCGCGTCTTGGGGCAGAACTTCGCAGGGGGCATCGAGCTTCTCTGCCGTCAGTACAACGTGGATCCTCGCTCGCTCGCCCAGCACATGATGGGGCAGGGCGGACAGCCGGTTCAGCAGGACCCGAACGCCGCTCGCATCGCACAGCTTGAGCAGATGTTCGCCAATCAGCAGCGCATGGCCGCCGAACAGGAGCAGGCCGGCGCACAGCAGACGATCGAGCAATTCGCCTCCGATCCGAAGCACCTCTTTTTCGAGAACGTCAAAGTCACCATGGGCCACCTCATTCAAACGGGGCAGGCCGCCGGTCTCGAAGACGCATACGACAAGGCAATCTGGATGCACCCGGAAATTCGGCCGCAGCTTCTCAAGCAGCAGCAGGCCGAGGCGGCAAGCGTATCGCAGAGCCAACAGCGACAGGCCGCGGCAACTCAGGCCCGCCAGTCGGCAAAATCCCTCACCGGCTCACCGACGCCCGGCGGTTCGTCCGTCGACCGATCGCAGCCTCGCTCTATCCGTGAGATCGCCCTCGAAGCCGCGCGTGCTCAGGGTGTCTCCGTCTAGGATACACCGCCATGCCTCAGATCAACATTGGAGAGATGCTCTCCACGACGATGTCGGAGTACGGGAAGACCCTGCACGACAACGTCACCGGCAGCACTGCGCTGCTGGATCGCCTCCGTCGTAAGGGCCGCATCAAGCCCTGGTCCGGTGGCGTCGATATCCGCGAACCGCTCATGTACGCGTTCAACAACACGTTCATGTTCTACACCGGATACGAGTACCTGAACGTCACGCCGACCGAGACCATCCAGTCGGCCGTCTTCCCGCTCAAGCAGGCCGCGATCAGCGTCTCCATCTCGGGACGTGAGCAGCGGCAGAACCGCGGGCCGGCAGAGATCATCGATCTCATCGAAGCGCGCATGGAGAATGCCCGCCTCTCGGCCACCCACTACTTCAACCAGTCCATCTACTCGGACGGCTCGTCGTTCAACGGCAAGGCGATCCAGGGCCTCTCGGCGCTCGTGTCGAAGAACCCTGACGTCGGCACTGTCGGCGGTATCGACGCGGCCGAGAACGTGTGGTGGCGCAACCAGGCCATCGACGCCACGACCGATCCGCTCGGTCCGGTGACGAAGGAAAACATCAAGCAGTACTTCAACAAGACGTCGGTGATGACCACGCGCGGCAACGAGCGCGCCGACCTCATCATCCTCGATGAGAACTACTGGCTGATGTATCTGGAGAGCCTGCAGGACATCCAGCGCATCACCTCCACCGGCAACGAGGCGGCGGGCCACGGCTTCCCGTCCGTCAAGTACTACGGCGGCGGCGGCAACACCGATGTCGTCCTCGACGGCGGACGCGGTGGCGCTTCGATCCCCGAGAACACGGCGTATTTCCTCAACACGGATTACATCACCCTGCGTGAAGATCCGGGCCGGAAGTGGAACGTGGTCGGCGGCGACCGGATGAACACGAATCAGGATGCCATCACCAAGCTCATGCTTTGGATGGGCGCCCTGACCATTTCGAACCGCTCGGCTCAGGCCGTGCTCTTCGAATCCTAAGGAGCGACGACAATGGCTGTATTCACTGCTGCCGGCGGCTCGCTGGGCTTCGATCCCTCGCGCGCCTTCGACCTCTCTGACGGCGTCTTCGACTTCCGCGGCGGCTCGCCCGTCATCGGCGTCGATGGCTATCCGTACATTTTCACCGTGGCGTCGGCCGACGTGGCTGCCGGCACGGCTGGGGCGCCTCCGGGCGGCGTTCTCGCAGGGCAGGGATATTGGCGTCGGGGAACCTCCCTCGGCACCGGGGCCGTGGCCGACTACGAGACGGCTTATCCGACCCTCGGGCAGCCCTACGACGAGGCCTAAGCCTCCCCTTCAACAGGGCAATCACCATGCGCCGTCCCAATCCCTGGGGCGGCGTTTTTCTTTGGAGCGAACATGGACGGGTATTACGTCATCAATGAAGAGCACGGCGACGACGAACGAAACGTCACGGCTCGTTTCGAGATGCATCCTCGCCTGCATCCGGCAATGTCTCAGCAGGCCGGCAAACCTGTCTACGTGGACACTCCTATCGTTTATATCCGCGTCCGTGACGACGAGACCAACGCGCGCATCGCGCATCTCGTCACCGACGAGCACAAGCGCCGCTTTCCGCGCCAGTGGGCTGAGTTCGAGACCGCCCATCGTGAGCCGGAAGTCGGCACCCCGCTTCGCATGTGGCCCCCGATCACGCCCGCGAAGCTCAAGGAATTCCAGGCCTCAGGCCTCCTGACCGTCGAGCAGCTTGCAGAGGCCAGCGACAGCGCAATCGGCCCCGAAGCCGACGTCTGGCGCGAGCGAGCCCGCAACTGGCTGAACCCCAATGCCGAGATTGAGGCCCTGCGTGCGCGTGTGGCCGAACTCGAAGCCGAGCCCGCACGTCGCGGACCCGGTCGACCCCGCCGAGAGGAGGCAGCGTAATGGCGATCCTGACGATGATGCACGGCAAGATGGTCGTGGAGCCACAGTCCGAGGCCGAGGCCAAGGAGCTGGAGGCGATGGCCTACAAGTCGACCAAGGTGGACGTCGAGAAGAAGGAAGCGCGCAAGTCGACGCCGAAGGCCAAGGCCGAGAAGGCTGACGACTGATGAGCCTTCTGTCGATCGCGCAGGATGTGACGGCACTCGTCGGCATCCAGCCCCCGCCCTCCATCGCGATCAATACCGACACGATCTATGGGCAGGTGCGCGCGATCATCCAGCAGGCGGCGGACGAGCTGTATCGTCGACATGACTGGCAGGCCCTTGCTCGCCTGCGGCCATACACGACGGTTGCGGGGGAAGTGCAGCCTGGCCTTCTCCCGGCCGACTACGGGCGCATGGCGGCAGGGCAGACGCTTCGGGACACGGCCACGCGTGACGAGATCAGCGGGCCGCTGTCGCCGACCGAATGGGCCGACGTGCATTGGCTACCGTCGACCGGCATGCGCTACTGGCGCTTCATCGGCCGCGACGTCTACCTCTACCCGGCACCGGCTGTCGGCCAGAAGCTGACGTTCGAGTACCTGACGCGCAATCATGTGCAGCATGTGGACGGCTCGTTCAGCGACCGCTTCAAGGCGGACGACGACGTTTCCCTTCTGCCGGAAAGCTTGATCATTCTCTCTGCTATCTGGCGGTGGAAGTCGGCCAAGGGCTTCGCCTACGCCGAGGACATGCAGAACTACGAGCGCGAGCTGGAGCGCATCAGCGGCGCCGAGGCTGCGTCCGGCACCATCGTTGTCGCTGATAGCCGCCGCTGGCCGTTCGATCCGTATGCCGCGTCTGGGACGCCGTCCGGGCCGTTCATCTCCTCCACTTCGATCAAGTCGAGCGCGATCTGATGGCTGTCGAGAAAATCCCCAACGGCGACTTCGCGGGCGATGCCGGCGCAGCGTCGATCTACGACACCTTCGAGGTCGTCCAGCGCAATTTCGACTATCTGGAACAGCGCGTCGACTTCACCGACCGGCAGATCGTGCAGCCGGGTCCGCAGGGCGAGCAAGGCGGCGAGGGTCTGCCCGGTCGTGCCGGCACCATCGTTATCAGCGAAGTCGTCACACTCGCCCCGACTGCCCCGGCTTTCATCGAGAACCTGGGCGACGAGGTCGACGCCGTTCTGCGCATTGGCATCCCCCGTGGCCTGCAGGGCGTTCAAGGTGTGCAGGGCCTGCGCGGCCTGACGGGCGCCAAGGGCAACGATGGCGACACGCCCTCCATCCTCGTCGGCAATGTCACCACGATCGGCCCAGGCCTGCCCGCAGTGGTCGAGAACGTCGGGACCGGCATCAATGCGGTTCTGGACTTCCAGATCCCCATGGGCGCGACCGGCGAGGGTGGTGGCGACGTCATTGGGCCGGAAAGCTCAGTCGTCGATGGTCATGTCGCACTGTTCGATGGCGTCACCGGGCGACGGCTCAAGAGCCTCGGCAGCGCGCTTGCACCCGTGGCGACAGCGGGCACGTTCGCATCCCTCACGGCCAAGCCGACGACCGTTGCCGGCTACAACATCAGCGACGTTTACACCAAGCTCGACATCGACGGTTTCCTGAACGGCTATGCGCTCGACTCCGAGCTGCAGTCGCACGTCAACGACACCGGCAACCCGCACAGCGTCACAAAGGGTCAGGTTGGCCTCGGGAACGTCGACAATACGTCGGACCTGAACAAGCCGATCTCGACGGCCACGCAGACGGCCTTGAACGGCAAGGCGGCACTGGTCCACCCCCACGCCATCGCCGACGTCACCAATCTGCAGACGACGCTTGACGCCAAAGCGACCACGGCAGCGCTCACTGCTCACACGAGCGATACGGCCAACCCGCACAACACGACCAAGGCGCAAGTCGGGCTCGGCAACGTCGATAACACATCTGACGCCAACAAACCCGTCTCCACGGCCACACAAGCGGCGCTGGACGCGCAGGCGACGACGATTGCAGGTAAGGTCAACCGGACGGGCGATACGCTCACTGGCGCCCTTGCTACGACTCCCGTTGCCAAGGGCTCGCTGACCGGCGGCACGACGACCTTCAACTTCCTGCAGGGTAACATCCAGACGGCCGCCCTGACGTCGGGCGCCAACGTCATCGCGACGAGCAACATCCCGACCGATGGCGGCGACTTAGAGCTGCACCTGACTTACACCGCCGGCACGCTGTCGTTCTCGCAGACGATCAACTGGCTCATCGGTGGCGGCGCAAAGTCGACCGTCCTCGGCGATACGGGCGTCGTCCTCACTGCGGGCGTCCGCTACGACGTCGTGATCTGGAGCATGGGCGGCACGCTTTATGGGGTGATCGGCTGATGCGCACGGCGCTCCTTGACCGCGCCACTCGCACACGCCGCGTCAGCGCCATTCGCATCCCGGCGCCGGTCGAAGGCTGGGACACGTCCGACTCCCTTGCGGACATGAAGCCCAAGCGCGCCATCGTCATGGACAACTTCTTCCCGCAGGCGGAGCATATCGAGATCCGCCGCGGGCATGTCTCGCACGCGTCCATGTTCGGGGTGACGCTGCCGGTCGAATCCCTGATGCCCTACCACGGGGTGTTCGCATCGAAGCTGTTTGCCGCTGCTGGGCCCAACATCTACGACGTGACGCAGCCCCCGGCCAATCGGCGCATCGACGACCCGGTCATGACGGACATGGTGTCGGGCCGATTCCAGTACGTGAACTTCGCCAATACGGGCGGCTCGTGGCTCTGGGTCTGCAACGGCGCAGTCGGCCCAATCTACTATGACGGCGCGGATTGGAGCCCGGCGCTGCTGACGGGCGTCGTGCCTGAGAGCATCATCGGCGTCGAGGTCTACAAGGGCCGCATCTGGGTCGTCCTCGAAGACAGCACGGCAGTCGGCTATCTGCCGGTGGACAGCATTCAGGGCGCGGTCGAGACCTACGAACTCGGCGGCGTGATGAGCAAGGGCGGCACGATCCTCGCCGTCGCGACGTGGTCGGTGGACGGCGGCGACGGTCCCGACGATCAGATCGTGTTCATCACCTCACGCGGACAGGTCATCGTGTTCCGCGGCTTGGACCCTGAGGACGCTGCGAACTGGACCATCGTTGGCGTCTACGACATCGGCACGCCGATCGGCCGTCGCTGCGTCACCAAGGTCGGCGCGGATCTAGCCGTCATCTGCATCGACGGCGTGAAGCCGCTCAGCCAGGTTATCGGCCTGAACCTCGCCCGGCAGGAGAGCGCAGCGGTCACGCAGCGCATCAGCCGCGCCATCTCGGACGCCGCCCGCATCTACAGCGAGCAATTCGGCTGGCAGATGATCGTCTACCCGCGGGGAACGGCGATTTATCTGAACGTGCCGCTGATCGAGGGGGAAATCAGCCACCAATACGTCATGAACGTCAACACGGGCGCGTGGTGCCGCTTCACCGGCCAGAATGCGTCGTGCTGGGCGGTGTTTCAGGACCGGCTCTTCTTCGGCGGCAAGAACGGCATGGTGTTCGAGGCCGACGTAGCGGGCGCCGACGTATCCGGGCCGATCGTCGGCGACCTCAAGACCTCGTTCCAGTACGGCGGCTCTCGCACGACGCTCAAGCGCTACACCATGGCGCAACCGTTCCTGAACGCTGACGAAGGCATCAACATCGCCATCGGCGTCGACACGGATTTTCAGGAGGGCCGCGAGGTCCGCCCGATCCCGTCCACCACACGCCCGACCGCTCGCTGGGGAACGGCGGTGTGGGGCACGGACGAATGGGCACCAGCCATTACCAACCGGCTCGACTGGATACCCATCACCGGCATCGGCCAGTGTGCCGCAATCCGCCTGCGCGTCGAGATTGGCGAGATCGGCGACCTTTCCCGCTGGGGAGAGGCGGTGTGGGGCGAGGATACATGGTCGCGTCCTGGCCGTGAGGCCACGCTGTTCGAGATCAACGGGTTCAACATTACCGCAGAGGCGGGCGGCATTCTGTGAAGATCCTCGTCGGCGAGGACGTCATCGTGCGCTCGTGGGTCAGCCAGAAGACCGGCGACCCGCACCATGACGGTGAGACGCTGGGCATCCTGTCGGAACAGGGCCGGATCATCGGCGGCTTCATCTTCACCAACTGGACTGGGGCCGGGATCGAGCTGACGCTGGCGGGTAGGGGCTGCGTCAGCCGCCTTGCCTGGCAGGCGGTTGGGGATTTCGTCTTCCGTCACAAGGGATGCGTTCGGCTGCAGGTCGTGACGCGCAAGAGCAATAAGCGGGTTCGCACGATGGCCCCCCGCTTCGGGTTCAAATTCGAAGGCACGCTACGGCGCTACTACGGCGATGAAGACGGTTTGTGCTTCTCGCTGTTGCGGAACGAGGCGGTCCAACTCGGCTACTATCGAGAGACCAACACATGAGCGCACCGAAGCCGCCCGCCCCGCCAGATCCGGTCAAGACTGCCGAAGCGCAGGGCGCGATGAACCGCGAGACCGCTATCTCGCAGTATCTTCTCGGCGCGACCAATCAGAAGACGCCGTTCGGCTCCCTGACCTACACCTCGCTCGGCTCTTGGGGCGATGCGCTGCAGGGTACGGGATCGCCTGGTCTCGGGACCGCCACGCCGAGCATCGGATCCTCGTCGTCCTATGCGCCGGGCTCGTCGGCCGCGCAGACGCCGGGCAAGGCACCACAGCAGTATCTCAAGAACGGCAACGACGACACGCCGCGTCTGAACCCTGCCTATACGCAGTGGGAGAATGATCAGCGCTATATGCAGCAGAACGGCGCAGGCGGCGCCGGGGGTGCCAATGGTGCGGCCTCGACGCGCGGCCCAAGCCAGTTTTCGGGCGCCGCCTACGATGTGCCGCGCTTTCAGGTTGAGCAGACGCTTACGCCCGACCTGCAGGCCGTCGTCGACAACTTTCTTGCAACCGGCCGAAACCTCTCGGGCACCGTCAACGAAACGCTCTCCAAGCAGTTCGACACGTCCGGCCTTCCGGCTCGCGCGCAGAACCTCACGGGTGCTGACGGTCTCCGCAAGGAGCTGTCGTGGAACGGCCCAGAAGCGCGCTACACCATCGACAATGCTGGCAAGATCCAGAAGGACGTCGGCCCCAACGACTTCTCGGCCGATCGCTTGCGCGTCGAGGATGCGCTGTTCTCCCGGCTCAACCCGCAGTTCGAGCGTGATCAGGCACGGCAGGAAGCCGACCTCATTGCCCGCGGCATCAGGCCAGGGTCGAAGGCTTATGACAACGCCCGCGACGAGCTGAACCGCTCGCTGACCGACGCTCGCATGCAGACCGTCCTCGCAGGCGGCCAGGAACAGTCCCGTCTCTCCGGGCTAGAGCTGAACCAGGGCGCGTTCCGCAACGCCGCGCAACAGCAGCAGTATGGCCAGAACGCCAACGATGCGGCCTTCTACAACTCGGCGCAGCAGCAGAACTGGCAGCAGTCTTACGCGGCTGACCAGTTCGCCAACGCGGCGCAGAACCAGGGTTTCAACCAAAACCTCGCTGCCGGGCAGTTCAACAACGCCAACCGCGGTTCGGCGATCGAGGAAGCGGCCTACCTGCGCTCGCTGCCGCTCAACGAGATCAACGCGCTTCTTGGCGGCACGCAGATCGCCAAGCCGCAGTTCCAGAACACGCCGCAGCCGGGCGTGGCGGGCGTCGATTACACCGGCCTCGTGAACCAACAGTACCAGGGCCAGTTGGCCGCCTACAACGCGCAGGCACAGAACCGCGCGGGCATGCTCGGCGGTCTTGCCGGGATCGGCGGCAGCATCTTCCAGGGCGCAGGCGCTGCAGGCGGCTTTGGTGCGCTGTTCTCGGATCGTCGCCTCAAGACAGATATCAAGCGTATCGGCACGATGGATAACGGGCTGCCGCTCTACTCGTACCGTTACGTCTGGGGCGGTCCGGTAATGTTCGGCGCTATGGCGGACGAGGTCGAAGTGATCGCCCCCGCTGCCGTTGGCGAGGAGGGCGGGTTCAAGACCGTCGACTACGGCAAGCTGGCGGAGGCCGCATAATGGCAATTCAGCCTGCACTCTTCGGCAACGTCGACCCCAATCAGCAGGTGGCGTCTCTCGACGAGATCAAGCGCCGCCGTGCGATGTCCGAGCGTCTGCTGGCCGAAGGCGCCAGCGTCGAACCTCTGCAGCATCCCCTACAGGTCGTGGCGAAGATCCTGCAGTCCGGTGCGGGGTACATGGGGCAGATGCGCGCCAACAAAGAGGATGCTGCAGGACGCTCCCGCCGGAACGACGCCATCGGCAAGATGCTGACGAGCATGGGTGGCGGCGGCTCGTCGATGCCATCGGCTTTTACCCCCGCATCGGCCGCTCCCATGGCATCCTCGCCTGCAGGTGGCGCTATGGCAGCCTCGACCGGGCCGTCAGCCTCGGCGCCGAGCAACGTCCGTGAGGGCATTGCAGCGACCGCATCTTCCCTCGGCATCAATCCTGTCGACCTTGCCACCGCCATCTCCTACGAGACCGCCGGCACGTTCGATCCGACCAAGCGCGGCCCGACTACGCAGTGGGGGCAGCATCGCGGGCTCATTCAGTTCGGCGAGCCCCAGGCGAAGAAGTACGGGGTCAACTGGAACGACCCGATCGGTTCGCAGCTCGGCCCGAACGGCGCGGTGGCGAACTACCTGCGCGACACGGGCGTGAAGCCCGGCATGGGCCTGCTCGACATTTATTCGGCCATCAATGCCGGTGGTGTCGGCCGCTACAACCGTTCCGACGCAAACAATGGTGGCGCACCCGGCACGGTCGCGGACAAGGTCAACAAGCAGATGGCCGGGCATCGCCAGAAGGCGGAAGCGCTGTTCCGCAACTCTGCGCAGCCGGTTCAGGTCGCAAGCCTCGATCCTTCGGCGGGTATGTCCATCGACGCCCCGGACCAGCTTTCGCCCGAAGATCAGCAGCGCCTTGCTGCTCTCCGCACGCCGCAGAACACAGCGAACGTGCGGCCCTACAGCGGGCCGGGTGCGTCCATCGATATGGAGCCGCCCCCGCAGATGGGGCCGCGCATGCCGCTGGACATGAAGCTGAACGCGCAGCGCGAACAGCTCGGCATCAACGCCATTCCTCTGCCGCAGCCGTCAGCGCAAACCGTCATGGCACCGCAAGCACAGCCGCAGGGCGCTCAGCAGGCCATGGCAGCCGCGCTGATGGGCAACGCGCCCCTACAGGAGCCAATGCAGGCGACCGCCGTCAACACGCCTATGGGCATGCCTAGCGCGCCCCAGATGCAACAGCCGGCACCGCCGCAGCAGGCGATGGCGCAGGCTCTCACGGGCGGGCAGATGCCACAGGGGCCGTCCGGTGGCGTCGACCGTGCGCTGATCGCCCAGCTTCTCGGCGATCCGTACACCGAAGACCTCGGCCAGCAGCTTCTCATGCAGACGCTTGAACAGCAGCAGCAGGCCAACGACCCCATGCGGCAGTTGGAGTTGCAGAAGGCGCAGCTTGAGATCGAAGCTCTTCGCAATCCGCAGGTAAAGCCGATCGAGGTCAATGGCCGATTGCTCAACCCGCAAACAGGCCAGGTGATCGCCGACTTCTCCGATCCCGATACGTCGGTGGTCGAGGGACGCGTCGTGAACACGCGCACAGGTCAGGTTATCTACGAGGCACCCCCAGAGGCTCCCGAGCAGTTCACGCTCTCTCCCGGTCAACAGCGCTTCGACGGCAACGGCAATCCGATTGCCAGCGGTCAGGCTCAGCCGACGTTCCGCCCAGCGACCCCGGAAGAGCTTTCGACGTTCGGCGCGACAGGCGGACAGATCGGTCCGGACGGCCGCTTCTATCCAGTCCAGCCGCCCACGGGCACGTCAATCGAAAGTGACGGTCAGGGCGGGTTCCGTGTCGTGTCCGGCCCCGGCGCAGGTGGCATGAAGCCGCTGACGGAAGGTCAGTCCAAGGACGCGGTTTATGCCACCCGTGCGGAGGGCGCCCTTGCCACGCTCGACGAATACGCGAGCACTCTAACGAGCCGCACCGACGCCGCTCTTGGCATGGTGCCCATGGGCTTCGGGCGTGACTATCAGGACAAGAATTTTCAACTTGCACAGCAGGCCGGTGACGAGTTCCTGCAGGCCATCCTTCGCAAGGATACGGGCGCGGCAATCACAATACCGGAACAGTCGTTGTACGGTGACACCTACCTGCCGCGGCCTGGCGATAGCCCCGAGCTTCTGCAGCAAAAGGCGGTGTCCCGCCGCCGAGCGCTCGAAGCGATCAAGGCCGGCATGCCGCCGTCTGCGATCATCCAGCAAGAGCTTGCGCTACAGCGGACGGAACAGGCCGCGCCGGCAATCCAGGCAGGCCCTCCTGGCTCAGCCGAGAACCCGCTGCAGCTCGACGAGGTCGTTGTTCCTGCCGGCGTCGATCCTGAGGACTGGAAGTACATGTCCGAAGAAGACAAGGCGCTGTTTCGATGAGCCCTGAGCAGCAGCGCGCCCTCGCCATTGCCCGTGCCAAACGAGCCCGCGCAGAAGCACAGGGCGCGCAAACGGCGCCCTCGCCGCCAGCGGTCGGCCAAGATCCGTTGTCTGCGTCCGTCACCGCAGGGGGGCAAGGCATCACGCTCGGCTTCGGCGACGAGTTGGCGGCCGGACTGTTCACGCCGGTCGAGATGGGCATGCAAGCCTACCGCGGCGACCCGGTCAGCGTTGGCGGGGCCTATGACGCGGCGCTCGACAAGACCCGCGGCAATCTGCGCGACGCTCGGGAGAACAGCCCCAAAGCTTCAATGGCCGGTGAGTTGGCCGGCGCCGCCATGATCCCCGGCATGGCGACGGGTGGGACGCTCAAGACCATCGCGCAAGGCGCTGGCACGGGAGCGGCCTACGGTTTTGGCTCTGGCGAAGGAGGTGTCGACGAGCGTTTGAAGGACGCGGGAACGGGCGCCTTGATTGGCGGCACCGCGGGAGCGGTCGTTCGCGGCGTGACGAATGCCGTATCAAACCGGACCGCAAGGGCAGCCGTGCCATCAAACGATGAATTGCGCCGCCTTGCAGATCAGGCTTACGATGCGGCCGACGCTGCGGGTGTGGTCGTCGCGCCGCAGGGCATCCAGCGTCTCGGCGCCACCATCCAGAACGACCTCGCCGAGTTTGGCTACCACCCAAACCTGCAGCCTCGCGTCGGTGTAGTGCTAAACGAGATCGGGCGACTGTCGGAAGGCAACGTCACCTTCAAGGGACTGGATCAGGTTCGTCGCATGGCGCAGGCCGCGGCATCAAGCCAGGATCGGTCAGAAGTCGCGCTCGGCACTCGCATCATCGGCCATATCGACGACCTGATGGAAAACCTGCCGATTGACGAGACGGTTACGGGCAATGCGGGGCAGGCGTCGGCCGCTTATCGCCAAGCGCGCGACTATTGGAGCCGGATGCGGAAATCGGAGATGGTCGACACCGCTGTCACAAAGGCGGAGCGCCGAGCGGCCTCGACCGGCACGGGTGGCAACAGCGACAACGCGATCCGCCAAAATGTCCGTGGCCTCCTCGACAACCCCCGTACCGCTCGCGGCTTCAACGCGACCGAGCGCGAAGCCGCGGAACGCGTGGTGCGGGGGACGACGCCACAAAACGCTGCGCGGCTCGTCGGTCGGCTATCCCCTCAGGGCAATGGGCTGATGGCCGCTCTCGGCGTCGGTGGCGCCGCGTCTATTCCGCAGTACGCAATTCCTGCCATGATCGCTGGCGCCGTAGGAAAGCAGATCGCCGATCGCGCGACTCCTCGCAACGTCCAGGCACTTAGCGAGATCCTGCGCTCAGGCGGGCAGACAGCACCCCAGATCGCTCGCCAGGCAATCGCCGGGCAGGGCGGCAATCAAGCCTTAATCCAAGCCCTTACGCAGCAGCAGCGGGTAGGTGGACGGGCGGTAATGCCTTCCGCGGCCCTCGCGGCTGCGCTTCTCGGTCAATAGACGACGGCGTAGTAGGCAAGCCCGCAGAAGGCCAACGGCATCACTAGGGCAATGAAATAATGGTTGGGGACGCGCTCCCCGGCGTTCTCTCTGCGGCTGACGTTCACCGCGCCCCAAATGAACATCGCGGTCAGTAGGTTCGCGCCTAAGACGGCTGCGAAGATCGGCAAGAAGTCGGTCATCCGCAAGATATGGCACAGCCTCCGCGCGAATGCGAGATGCCTCAATAGCTGTTGCACGTCACGCTAGTGCCGAATGTGCTGCAGTTGGTCGTCGTCGGGCGTGTCTGCTGGATTACGACGGGCGCGGGCCGGTACTGCTGCCCGCGGAACGGAAACGACGGCAACTGCCCATCGGACGGGCCGCATCGATACGAGAACCGATACCAAGTGACCGGTCCCGGTAGGACGTCGGCGACCAATCCGCCTGAATTGCTGGAACTGTCGAGCACCTGATACGGCCCGCCGCATGCCTTTGCCGCCTCGTTGTAGCAGGCGTTCGGCGATCGGCTGCATTTGGTCTCCTGCAATGCCTGCCCGCTCGGGCCGATGACCGGCTCGCTCGGTGTGCCCTGACAGCCCGCCAGCATCAACACCGCCACCCCAACCAGAACACGCATCTGCCCCTCCCGTCGCCCGCGCCCGGAGTGTGCCGCCGCATCCCTTTCGCAAACCTTAGGAGCAGCCGATGCCTCGCAATGGCTCCGGTACATTCTCGATTGCCAACGGACCCTTCACGGTCGGTTCTGTCATCAACCCAGATCGCGTGAACGAGAACTTCACCGATGTGGCGGCGGGCCTCACAGGCTCTCTTCCTCGCGACGGACAGGCGGCGATGACCGGCCCGCTGAAGGTTGCGAACGGCACGGTGACGGTGCCCTCGATCGCCTTCTCGGCCGACGTCGACACGGGCTTCTATTGGGTGTCCGAAGGCGTCGTGGGCTTCGCTGCGAACGGCGTGCGGATCTTCACCATGTCCGATGACGGCGTGGTGCTGGACAATCCACCGGACCCGTCAGCGCTGATCAAATCGCACGGTACGGTCACGGGCGGTACGGAGACGTTCAATTACAACGACGCGCCGGTTCATACGGTCGTGCAGGACGGCAACGTCACCATCGCCGTCGCCAACCTGCCGGACGGGGCGGATCTGCAAATCAACCTCTCGCACCTGTCGGGAACGCTGACGTTCACAGGAATTACGAGGTGGGTGGTTGGGGTTGATGCCCCCGAAGCGACGTTCGCTGGCACGGGCCTAGACCCCGCCGCCCTCGGCACGAACACAACGTTCACGTTCGTCTTCCAGAAGTTTGGCTCGGCAACGCTCGGGTACGTCGTGAGGTGCCTGTGATGATCAGCCTCAAGAAGAAGATGCTGATGGCTCTGAACCGGCGCCTGAACGTCGATGAGGTGTTTGCGACGACGCTTTATACGGACGGCACGGCTGCGGGGCAACTAGTCCCGCTGCCTTTCAACCCTGATTTCGTCTGGCATAAGTTGCGGGCCGCGACGTCCTCCCATCGCGTATTTGATTCGCTGCGCGGGCAGAACTTCCTGCAGACCCAAGCGACAGATTCACAAGTGAACATCGGCTCGGAGACGGGCACTACGCGGGTCGGCGGCTTCAACAAGGTGAACTTCGGCGCTGGAGGCTCCGTCGTAGGATGGGCCGCCAAGCGCGCCCCCCGCTTCTTCGACATCAGGCGGGTCACGCTCCCCGCAGGTAACAGCAATTTTCGCATCCCTCACGGGCTTGAGGTCACGCCCGGACTCATAATTGGGAAACGTATATCCGACACTGGAAACTGGCTTGTGTTCCATCGCTCGCGCGGGGCGGGGAACGTTCTGCTCCTAAATACGACCGCTGCCGAAAGCGCTAGCACGGTATGGAGCGGAGGCGGTCCAACCGAGACCGACTTCGGCGTCAATACGAGCGCTACCGGCTCGGGTGAGTATATCTTCAAGCTCTTCGCCCACGATCCCGACCCTGACGGCATCATTCAGTGCGGGCAGTACACAGGGAACGGCAGTACGACCGGGCCGGTGGTGACGCTGGGATGGGAGCCGCAATGGCTGCTGATCAAATGCGCTACGGCCGTCAGCGACTGGGTGCTTCGCGATAACAAGCGCGACACCGCGAACCCCCGTAACATCGTGCTCTACCCGAATACGTCCAGCGCCGAAGTCACGAACACAAACGAGAACCTGAACTTCACAACGACGGGGTTCCAGCCGCTCACAGCTATCCAGACCATGAATGCGACCGGGCAGGTCTACACCTACATGGCCATCCGAAAGGGCGCAGCATGACCTTTCGCGACCGCACCACGGGCGAGTACCCCATCACGCTCGGCACAATCCGCCGCCGATCGTCCGTAGCATTCGGAGCCAGCCCAACAGCAGCCATCCTAGACGCCGCCAACGTCGACCCTGTCGAGGCCACCACGCCACCGACGCCCGGCGCGAACCAGACCGTTCGCGAGGGCGAGCCCGAACAGTTCAACGGCAAATGGCGGCAGACGTGGATCGTCGAACCTGCGCCCGAGCGCGTGTTCACATGGCTTGAGTTCATCGACCTCTTCACCTCTGACGAGCAGATCGAGCTTGTCGGCGCGTCGATGGTCGATGCCAACGTAAAGCTGTTCTACGACAAGGCCGTGGGCGCACAGGGCATATACCTATCCGATCAGCGCACCATCGACGGCATCACTCTTCTGGCGAACGCCGGCCTCCTCACCCCTCAACGGCGCGATCAGGTTCTCGCCGGCATCATGCCAGGGAGCGTCTGATGCAGCAGCTACCTATGCTCACGCAGCTTGAGGGTGATGAGCAGGGCGTCCTTCGGCGTCCGGGCAAGGTTCCGGTTCGCTGGTCTCCCAAGCCTGTCATCGAGGCGACCCTGCGCGGTCTGGCCGCCGAGTTCACTGGCCCGCAAGGTCCGACCGGTCCCGCTGGTCCCACAGGGCCGCAGGGTGCGAAGGGCGACAAGGGCGACCGCGGTAACGATGGGGCTGCTGGGCCGGTCGGTGCAACCGGGCCGAAAGGTGATCGCGGAGCGCCGCGTCGTGTCGAGCGCTACACCGGCACGGTGACGGGCGGCAACGGCATGGCAACCGTCACCTTCCCAGCATTCGCGTCTCCCCCGATGGGTAAGGTCATCGACGGCTGGAATGGCGAGCAGCAGATCACAGGCATGGTGGTGTCCACGACGACCACGACGGCTTCTGTCGCGGTCCGCCGCTCTCGCGGTTCTTTGCTGCTATCAAACGGCCCCTACGAGATCGCCCCCGCCGGCTCCGTCGTCATGATCGAGCTGATCGGTGACTGATGGAGCCCGATCACTGCACCGGGTGGTTTGAGGGCACTTGGGCCGCCTGCTGCGCGCAGCATGACATCGACTACGGCAATCCTGCCATCGACCGGCTGACCGCCGACCTCGACCTCGCCGCCTGCGTTGCCGCCCTCGGCGGGTGGCCCATGGCGATCCTCATGTTCTGCGGGGTGACGGCCTTCGGCTGGTACTTCCGACGACGAGCCTTCCGACAGAACGCAACGACCACGGCGCCCATGAGGCGCCTTTTTCATGCCCGGAGCTTCCCCATGGATCTGCCCGCGTTCTTCAATGCCATTCGCACCAAGCCGTTCGGCGGTCATCTCAGCCAGGACGCAGTTCTGGGCATCAATGCCATCCTCCCGGCATGGGACGCCTATGGTGACGGCGACAAGCGCAAGCTGGCCTATATCCTCGCGACCGCCTTCCACGAGGCCGACCGCTTCCGCACAATGCGCGAATATGCCAGCGGCGAGGCCTACGAGGGCCGCCGTGATCTTGGCAACACGGTGAAGGGTGACGGTCGGCGTTATGCGGGCCGCGGCTTTGTGCAGATCACGGGGCGCCGCAACTACTCGGACTGGTCCGCGAGGCTTGGGCTGGATCTCATTGGCAATCCCGAGCTGGCAGAACAGCGGCCGATCGCAGCTCGCATCCTCGTTCAGGGCATGATGCTGGGCACCTTCACCGGCAAGGGTCTGCCCGACTACATCGGCGACCGCGCCGACTACGTGAACGCTCGTCGCACCGTAAACGGCACCGACCGCGCCGAGATGATCGCTGGCTATGCGCGCCAGTTCGAGGCCGCGTTGGAAGCGGCAGAGCAGGTCACCGCTTCCGAGCCCATCATCATCGTGTCCCAGCCTTCGGAGCCCATCATGCCGACCGCACCGCAGCCCGTCCCGCCCGTCAACGACAAGCCGCTGTCGCCGGTAGAGCAATCCGGCAAGGCCGTTGGCGCGGGAAGCTGGACGGCTGTCGCGGGCGCGCTCTGGACTGTCCTTGTCGGCCTCGACGTTCTGCCGCGTGAGGTCAACACGCCCGAGGTTGCGACGGCTGTTCTCACGGTCGTCAGTGCGGTTGCCGCCGCGATCGGTGCGTATCGAGCCAAAGACAAGCGGCTGTCCGCGTAACCAATGCCGGACGCTTCGCTAGTCGACGCGAGTTCCGCTTTCATCAATGCCGACCCGATCCTCGGCAGTGTGGTCGTCGTCCTCATGGTCGTCACGGCATGGGTGGCACGGCAGTGGCTCGCGGCCCTCAAATCCGTTGACGCTGAAAAGGACGCCCGCCTGGCCGACGCGAAAGAGTACGCGGCGAGCGGCGAGGCGATGCGCAACGCCATGCAATCCAACACGAGCGCTATCCAGTCCATCCTTGAGGTCGTGCGGGACAGGGGGCGGCCATGAGTGTCGCGTCAGTGGTCAAACGGATGCTTCGAGGGCAGGCCGCAACGCAGCGCACCATGGATCTGGATTCCGAACTGGAAGCCCAGAAGGCGATCATCCGCCAAAACACGCAATGCATTCAGTCAGGCTCTCGGGTGATGGGAACGATGGCAGGCATGATGCGCATCATGACGGAGGCCGATCGTGAGTCGGATCAATAGCAACCCGCTGCTGCTCTGGAGCGTCCTGACTTTTATCGTGTATTGGGTAGCGGGGGCAGTCGTCCCCGACCCTTACCTGTCCAGCGCTATGTCGCTGCTGCTGCTGATCTTCGGCGGCGTGACGTTCCTGCGCTTCGCACCCGACGCCTGGCAGATCCTCATCCACCGCCGCCGCAATGAGGCGGCACAAGACGGGGACGGCTCGCACCTCGCCGCGTATGGCGTCACGCTCTTGTCCGCCGGCTCCTGCTACGTTGGCTTGTTCGGTCTCCTCTGGGTCTATTTCGGGCAGCCCGGTGACTGGCTCGGTACGGTCTATTCCGGCTTCGGTCGCGGCATGATGGGTGCAGGCTTCGGCCTATTGTTCTTCTCGCCCGACGTTTCGCAGCGAGGGCTTCGCCTTCCCAGCGGCCTTTTGCTCCTGGGCATCGTTTCCGTCGCCATGACGGTCGTATTTCTTCTCGGCGTGCATTTCGGCCAGAAGGAAACGATGAGCGGCTGGCGGGGTATGGAAGGAAGGCCGATTGCCGAGGACCGACCCGTGTGCGCGCCAGACAGGCCCGTGTGGGGTGCCGGGACTGCGGGCGTCTACCACACGCCGCGCAGCCCGTATCGACAGCTTGTCGTACCGTCTCGGTGCTTCAAGACCGAACGCGAGGCCCGCATGGCCGGCTTCCGCCCGCCGCGTTAGTCGCCCTTTACGCTACCATCGCCCGCTGCTCCTCACGGGGTGGCGGGCGACCTTTTTGCGTTTCAGGAGAACGTCCCTTCCCGATACCCAAGCTGGCAGATTTCATACAGGCTGACGGTGTTGGCCCGCTTGCAGCCCTCCGCATCGGCGAGCCTGCGCAAGAGGGACGGACAGTCCGCATTTCCGACACGGTCGATCAGAGCGCGCCGGTCGTAGCGTCGAGTTAGGCCGCATTCGCACTGGACCTCGACCTTCTCCGTTGTGAGGTCGGCAAGGCGTTTGGAGCCGTAGGTCACTGCCGCCTCTGCGCCTTCACGATCGCCGCATCCGTCTCCGCGTTGGCCTGCAGCGCCATTACCTGTGCCTTGGCGAGGTTGAGGAGAGCGGCCGCGATTGTAGCTGGCTCCCATCCGGCCAGGGCCGCATCACGCTCGACCGCGGCGAGGGCGTCCTCCAGCGCTTCCTCGCAATCCTTGATGTGGTCCGGGTGGTCAGGGGTGCTGCGGGGAGGGCGGATGGTCATGAGCGGCAGTTATCAAGGAATCCTTGAACACTCACAACCACCCCAGCATCCCCGCCACGATCACCGCCGCAAGCACGACGGCGACGATCTTCCAGTAGGCGGGAGAGTATGGGCTGGGGCGCATGTGCAGGGTTCCGCCAAACTCGCATCAAACAGATCGAATGCCTACTGTTGGCCCTGACGGGGTAGCATCTTCATAGCCCTGACGAACTCGGCCATGTCCACAGCTTCGCGCGTCATATGGGCCTCCGCGCCGATAAGCAGCCGTTCGATGACCGCGCGGTCGCCGTCAGAGACACGAGCGATGGCCCGCCCTAAACCTGTTGCCAACGCCTCGATAAGTTCGGCCGAAGCGTCTGCATCGCCTACCGCTCGTTTTGATGCTGGCATGACGAGGTTCATGATCCCGTCGAAGACGGCTTCACCGTCCATCGCCAGCCTCCAGCGCTTGCAGCCGGTCGTCGGGGTGCGCCATGTTGTGGAACAGCCAATCGTGTTCTGCCCAATGCACGCAACACGCACAGCCGGGCTCATAGTCCGAACAGCGCGGACCCCAGACGCGGTTGATGTAGAGCCACGACAGGAAGCGGTTCAGAGCCTCACCCATCCTTCTGCTCCTGCGCTAGTGCCGCTCGGCCGAGGTCGGTTATCTCGAATTCCACCCAAGGGTATTGCCCGCCGACGTCACGCATCCACCCTCGTCCGGTAAGGGCGGAGAATGCTCGTGCGATTGGCTGTGTCTCGGCCGCTTCGAAGACGCTGAACCTGCCTTTCGGGGCTAGCGCGCGTAGGAGGTACAGCGGGTCTCGCTTGGCTCGTTGCGAGAGATTGTCCAGTTCCGAGAAGCTGTCGATAAATGCGGGACCGTTAGCTGTCATCGCTCACCTGTTCTTCAGCCCGGGCGAATGAACGGACTTCGTAACATTTCACTGAGCCAATCAAATTCTCCCGGTAAGCGCGCTCGCTGGATGGATACCAGGCAGACCAAAGCTTCAAGGCTATATTGTAGTGTCGCTGTTCGTATCGCACCTCAACCACGGCCATTCTCCATTGCGCCGGCGGGGAGGGTGGAGGTGTCAGTCGAGATGACGAGCATGAGGCTCTGCGTGGTCGGCTCGCTATCGAACTCGCGATAATAGCCGCCGCGACATGGTGCGAATTCGCCCCGGTGAGCCGTCACGACGAGCTGTCCATTCTTGATGCCGGACAAGGCCAGCTTCTCGAACTCGGTCTCAGGGGTAAAGACGATCTGGGCTTTGTCGCCGTCGATGAGGATCTGCGTCTTCATGCCCCCATCCTCCGGCTGGCGGGGACGGAACGGAGGGCCGGTTTCGGTGCGGGCCTTGCGTCCAAATACTCAATCGTATCAAAGGGGGCTAATTCCCCGCACCTTGGCCGCAAAGCCTTATTCTGCAGGAGTTGTGTCAAATCTGCCGGGGTCGCCATACAGCCTCCAAAGCCCTTATTTTGTCGATAGGTGCGGGGGAACAGATTGCAGGTGCGGGGATAGACTGTTCACGTTCAGTCCTTCCGAGGCCTTCGCGGCCATCGTCCTGGCGTCCGCTCGCTTCGTATAATGCGAGGCCATCGCGTCCGATCCCCAGCCGAAATATGCCTTCAACTGGTGCGTCGTCCCGCCGCCTTCGGCCATGATTGTCGCGATTCGCTTCCGAAGCCCGTGCGCACGGACAGGAAGGCCGGCGGCGGTGCACCAATCCCCGAACGTGTTGCCGAAGCTGGCCGCGCTACCCCATGGCTCTCCGCGGCTGGTGCATAGAAGCGCGAGATCGGCAGTCTGGGTGGCCGCGATCGAAGCCGCGAGTTGCGGCAGCACGGGAATGTAGAGAGGCGCGCTCGTCTTGGTCCGGCGGAACTCGATCACGCCCTCTCGGATGTGCTGGCGCCCGACCTTGATCGCATCGGCCCGCGCGAGGCCGGTGAAGAGCATGAGATCCATGGCGAGGCGTTCGCGCGTCCCTACCGGATAGGCTTCGCAGTAGGCGATGATGTGCTCGTCGGTCCACGGCTGGAAGCCTTCGGTCTTCGCCACGGGGCGCTTTACATCCTTCGCCGGGTTCGTTGGCATCAGTCCGGCATCCACCGCCCAATCGAACAACTGCGACATGGTCTTCAAGAACGTGATCGCGGCGAACGGGGTCTTGGCTCGACGGTCTCTGCCGGACGCAATGACGCGCCGATCGATCTGCGACAGCTTTAGGTCGCCGCCGGTCGCCACGACCTGCTTCAGCACATTCGAGCGCATCCGCTGCGTTGAGGGCGCAAGTGTGAGGAATGGCGAGCTTTCCTCGTAGCGCTTCACCAGCCAGCGGAGGGTGCCGGTTGCTGGCTTGTCTGCCGCCTGCAGCTTCTCGCCCGTCAGCGCCGCCGCATAGGCCGCGTTGAAGGCTTCCGAGCCATAGTCGTCCGGTAGCCGGATGCGTGGGCCGTCGTTGCGCCGGAAATACCAGACGAACTTGCCGTGCCTGGTCTTCTCGCGGTGGACGAACTGGGGGCGGGGGCGAGGCATCGGGTCCATCAGAGATAGCCCTTCGGCTCCCTGTCAATCGCCGAACTGGTGTCGGGCTTATTAGCCGGGACGAAGCGAACGACCCCGCGCTCGGCCTTGATCTCCAGATGCACCCCCGCGGCTGCCGCCCCCTTGAGGATGGCAGTCACTTGACGCTGGGTGATCGAAAGCGGCTGTGCGCCCATCACGCCCCCTTCCGCTCGGCCGCGAGCTGCACGAGCCGGTTCTCGGCTACGACGACGGCGAACTGCTCAGGATCGCGCTCGTAGAGGTCGAGCAGCCTGTTACGCTCGGCTTGTTCACCGGCCTTGTAGGCAGCGGCCCGGCGGCGTTTTGCGTCTCCTGGCGTGGCCATCTACCCGTCTCCCTTCGCAGAAGCAGGCGGGGCGGGGATCGTCCACTTGTCGGCGTCTTCGCCGGTAATCCGCTCCCGAGCGATCAGCAGCCCGCTTTTGAAGGCTTGGTTGATGTGCCGTTGATCAAAGCGGCGTCGATCCCTCCAATCGGGCACGATGTTGGCGCGGACGTAGTCGATGTGCGCCAGGCACTCTTCCACCGCCTCCGCTCTCGCAGAGGCAAGGGCGGCTTCGAGGGCTTCGATGCGGTCGGCGGCTTCGCGGAGCCATTCGACGGGGACTTCTACGTGCCAGTCGTCGAGATCGGGACGCTCACCCGTATGCTGCGCGTCAGCGATGGCGTCCGCCATGTCGTCATCGGCGTTTGCGACCGACGCTCGAAGGTTGGCAATCAGCTCCGCGCTCATACCTCGCCTCCCTTGCGCAAGAGGGCGCGGTCCGCCTTCGCGTCAGCATGAGCCTTGTTGAGATGGGCCATCCAAGGCCAGCCGACTCCAGGCTCAAAGGTGAAGTGCACTCGGAAGCCGCTGCCGTAATCGGCGTAGACGTCTGTCGCTGTGAGAAGGCCGTCGAAGATGGCCGCTTTCTCCTCCATCGCCTCCCGCCGCACCCGCTCGTCATCCGCCTCGGGCCGAGCCGGGGTGGCCTCGCTGGCGGCAGGAACGACGCCCTTGCCGTCGCAGTCGTCGCATAGAAGGGACGGCTGGCCGACCGGACATGTCTCGTCCTGCTGAACCGTCGTGCAGTGGCAGGGTGCGAGAGCCGGGGTGGTCTCGCGCGGGGAGAGGGCGGCGGAAAGCCTGTCATTGAGATCGCGTTGAGCCGCGTCCTTCGCTTCTCTAAGCGTCGGGAAATACCCAACGTGACGAGACGCCCCGCGCTCGGTGAATGTGCCCACGCCCCATGTGCGGTTTGTCTGCCCGACGTGATAGTATCCGCCAAACCAGAAGCCCGTATGCTCTCGCGGTTCGCCTATTGAGGGATCGGCCTTCTCGACCTCCCATTTGAGCTGCAGTCCTTCCGCACCCTCCATCGCCTCGGCCTCGCCCTGATCGGAGCGTGCGGCGCGGGTGTTCCATAGGTTGACTGCGTCTTCCCGCGAAAGGTTCTGCTCGTAATCTTGAACGACATCGCAGTCGTTGCATTGGCAGAAGAAATGCGAGTCGTATCCTGCCATATCTACGGATATGTCATCGCCCCCACAGAACGGGCAACTCAAGAGGTCAACCATGCTTGCCTCCGTAGATCTGGTGCGCGAGCTTCGACGCGTCTTTCCAAGATCGCCCTGCCACGATTTCACGAGGCAGGCTTTCGCTGCATTCAAAGCGTTCGCTGATTGATTTTGAGGTCTCGCCTCGCAGGCGAGCCAGGGCAACTTCCACCGCCTTAGGGAAAGTCATCTTTGCGTTGCGTCGGTTCCTGGCTTGCTCCACCGGAGTAGCCCACCGGCAGTTTGCGGGCTCGTAGTTTCCGTCGTTGTCGATGCGGTCGAGTGTTGTCCCCTCGGGGCGCTCGCCCATGTCTTCGAGAAAGAGGTCAAACGACTGCCACCGGTCACAAACCGATATGCCCCGTCCGATGTGCTTCTGTTCCTCGTCTCTGTCGAGATAGCGACATCGAGCAAGCATGGCCTGCCACGAGTGGTAGGTCGGCGTGTAAGCTCTTCCGATAGTGTGGCCGTGGCGGCGATGCGCTAAAGATCGGTTCTCGTATTCAGTTCGGCACGGCTCCAGCTTGCGCACGTCGGCGGGTGCGCTCGTGTTCTCGGGAGCGGTCATTGGCGTGCCCTCAATGCGTCGGTGATCGCTTTGGAAATGACGTCGCCTAGGTCGGCTATGTCGCCCTTGTCGGCGACGACGTGATAGTCGCCGTTCTGCGCGTCGCTCACCGAGACGATGCGGAAGCCGTCCTCGGAAATAGAGCGAACGACACAGCCAAGGTCGTTGTTGTGCCCATTCAGTGTGGGCTCGCCCGTGAAAAGAGGCTGCTTGCCGCGAACGTCGCCGGGATCGTTCTCGTCGAAGTGCCAGTGCTCGGGCCAGAGCGTATGCGGCGATCGCCAAGCAACCGGCTTTGAAGTCGTGCGAGGTGTAAAGGACAGGTCGATGAAACAGCCCGGCCCGGCGATCGTCAGCGAATAGACAGTGCGCCCATGTTCGCGGAATTTCGGGTCGCTGACGCGGCGAATTGCAAACTCAGCCTCTATGGCTTCGACAACCTCCTGCGGGGAGGAATCTTCGTCGGTCCACGGAATGCAGATCAGGTCGGCATCTCGCGCCATGCTGCCATGCACGGCCATCGCGTAGCCGTGGGCGCGAGCAATCTCGGCAAGCTCCGGATAAAGACCAGCATAGACAGGGGCGTAGTTGGCGGGCTTCATCGTCCGGCCTCCCGCCCATTGAGGGCTGGCTGGATACGAGCGAGGAGGGCTCGGGCGGCGTGAACTGTCGACGCAAGCGCGGAAACTACAGGGCCTTCAATATCGTCACGCCGAGCGGGAGCATCCTTGTCCAGCGCGTTATGAATGGAAATTCCGGTGAGAACCGATTCTGCAGCCTCCACGAGCGCCGCGACCTGACCCTCTAGCTCGGTGGCGCGGGCTTCGGCGGCAAGGACGCGCACCTTACGTGCAGCATCAAAGCCCTTCGCGTACCATTCTGTTTCTGCCGCAAGTGCGCGTGCTTCGGCGGCGGTGACGCGGGTCCACAAATCATCCCGCTCAAGTGCGGTCGGCTTGTAGAGGTCGTGGTAGAGCTTCTGGTGGTCCGCCTTCCATTCGTCCCGTTCGGTCACGAGCGCCGCGACCTGACTCTGTAGATCGGTGACGCGGGCTTCGGCGGCGCCTAGTTCCGTCGCCCACCGCATTCCAATTTCCGCGTTGTGATCCGCGCGCCACTTCTCTTTGCCCTTCTCTCGCTCAAGCTGCGCGACTTGACCTTCGGCGACGGTGGCGCGGGTTACGTAGTCGCCAACGAGTTCGCCGATGCTCTTGCCGCCGAGGGTTCCATATGAGGGAGAGCCGAGCGCCTTCCAGACCTGAGTAATGGTCTCCGAAAACGCCCGCTGCCTGTCCAGCACGATGTCGACTTCTTTACGGTAATCGTTCCACTCCGCTTTCAGCCGCGCGATCTCGTCCTTCTCTGCATCGGGAGCGGGGGCGGGGTGGGCGTAGAGCGGGCGTACTTCGATGCCGTCGCGCCAACCCATATCGGGGTCGTCGATCTCCTCGCGGCGCTTGTTCGCCTCGAACAGCTTACCGTCAACGAACAGGCCCCAAGCAACCGGTTCGACCCCGACGCCCATCTCCGCAGGAGCGGAAGGGGCTGGAAGGGCGGAGAGGGCTTCGAAGCGGCCGTCCTCGAACTCGTCGCGAGGACGGACCCATATCGGTCCATCGGCACAATCGCGGTAGATGACGATCTCTCGCATGTCGACGCTGACCGGGGAAACGGACAGACCGCGACGGCGCGTCTCCCAATCCGCTGACTGCATCCGACCGACGCCAACGACCTCGTAGGCGTGTCCGGTCTTCTGATGCCGCCAGCGGGTGCCTGGCTCCAGCGCTGCCTTCGCCTTCTCAATCTCAGTCGTGGTGGCGGTCATCAGCGGATCTCCGCGCCGGTCCGCCGGTCAACGACCGTGCCATCCATGCGCTTCTTGAGGGTCGGGTGAGTGAGGGTGGATGGCTTTCGGATTCCGGCGTGACGCGCCTTGTTGCGCTTCGCCTTGGCAATCGCGGGAATGTCCGTCGTGTGGGTCTTCACGTCCGCGCAGGGCGAGCACGACAGGCGGATATTGTCGTCCGTGTCAGCCCCACCGAGGCCAAGAGGTCGGACGTGCTCGTAGATCGGCTTGTCGCCGGGGACGAGCTTGCGCTGGCAGTTCCAGCACTTGCCGCTGTCGCGTTCCCAGATTGCCAGCTTGCGACGGGTGGAGAGGTTGCCGCGGTGCGTGGTGCCGACGTCGCTCATGGGTGAAGCTCCATGGCGTCCCGCTCGAAGTCGGCGATCACCGCGTTCCAGAACAGCTCCTCGCGAGCGGCCTGGGCTTGCTGAACGAGACGCACGTTCGCGCGCAGCTCGTCATGCACACGGGCTTTGACGGCCTGTGCCGTAACGTTGCGGTAGTCGGGGCGGCGTTTGGCGAGGGCGGACATCAGGCTGCCCTCTCTTGCTCGTCTTGGAAGGCGACACCGTTCGCGGAGCCGTAGGCGAAGATCAGTTCAATCAGATCCGTCATCTCCGCCTTCGACAGGTCCGACGAGGATCGGCCGAGAGACACGAGCCCGTTCCCATCAAGGTTCGGGACCATGCGGACTTCGCGCTTGAGGGCGTCGAGGAACAGAAGCTTCCAGTCGTCGGGCGAGAGCTTGAGGCCGTGGTGACGCGCTTGGACGGAAACCTCCGTCAGCATGGCCCACATGCGCGAGTTTTGCTCGGTTGACCGCTTGGCTTCTTTGAACTCGACGCGCGTGCCTGACGGGGCGTTTCTGACCCAAGCCGCCGCACGCTCGCGTTCGTGGCGGCTGTTGAGGATGACGAGGGCGCGGCTCATGCGGCCATCCGCAGGTACTTCTCGGAAAGAGCGCTGACCTTCTCGTCCAACTCGGCGAGGAAGAGGGCGACGTCCTTCTCTAGGCCAGCGATCGTTTCCTCGTCCCGCTCGACGCGACAAACGAACAGCTGCATCTCTGCCGGCATCCGCGGATCGAACGACGCGAAGTCGCACCAGGCGCGTCCGGTGCAAGCCATCTGCCACTGCATCTGCGTGACGTACTTTCCCGCGACTGACTGGCCGAGAAGCGTTTCGATATGAGTGGCGGTGTTCGGGCACTTGATCTCGATGAGACCGTCGTCGCCAATCAGGCCATCCGGGCTGGCGCCTGTGTTCGGGATCGAAGGGTGCGGCACGAAGCCGACCTGCATGACGTCGCAGTCGTGCAGGAACTCGTAGGCGGCGCGCGCCTGCGGCTCTGTTTCGGTGCCCCACCGCATGGCAGCGTTCGTGTAGCCCTCACCCGAGACGCCGGTCAGGCGCTCTGCGACAAGCTCGGCCATATAATTCGCACGCGATGCGCCCCAGCCTTTCGCGGTCTTGGCGACCACGTCAGCCACACGGGAGGCCGTGACCTTCCCGCAGCGGGCGGCATGCCATTCGGCTGTGCCTTGGTCGATCATCAGGGTGTCCATGATTAGGCACCCCGCTTGCGGTTGATGAGCTTCACGACCGCGTCAAACTGGTCGGCGGCGATATCGTCGAGGGTCGCAACCTTGATGAAGGCGAGGAGCTTGCGTTCATCCGCGCCGACGCTCTCGATGAGGTCGCGTAGGTCCATCACCTGCTGTTCGGTGATGCAGCGGCGACCAGCCATTCCCGTGCCGGCGGCCTGGCCGTCGTCATCCTCCGACGCCGCGAGGCCGAGCATCTGCGTGAGCGAGTACCGCTGCAGGTATGTCAGCGTGGATCCGATCGCCTGGATGGCGTTCTTGCTGCCCGACGTGTCGGACGGACCGGCGAGGGTGGTTTCCTCGTGGTGTCCCGCCTCGTGAGAGAGAATGCAGGTGACGTGGATCTTCTCGTCCTGCCGAGTGCGGAACCGGTACGAGAGACCGTGCTTCGAGATGATCGGGTCGACGATCCGGGCGATGGCCGCGAAGTCAGCATAGCGCTTGTCGTTGTGCCCCTTGGCGCTCTTGGCGATAACGGGGATCTCGGCCTTGGCTGCGGAGAGTGCCGCGTCGAATGCCTTGCGCGCCTGGGTGGCTTCCCAGCGATCCTGCAGGGACATCAGCTGGCTCATCTGCTCGACGCTGGCGCCGTTGCTAAGCGCCTGCGAAAGCATGTCCATCGGCGTCATCGACGCGCGCGGGGTCTCGTCAATCCTCTGAACGGCGCTCACTGGCCAGCCTCCTCTTCGGCCTTCGCCAGCGTGTCCTCAATCCGTTCGCAGAGGCTCGCGTCGGACTCCAAGGCGAGGCACACGGCACGCTCGCAGAGACCCTCCAACGTGGTTCGCATTCCGGCTCGGTCGTCGTTGACCTCGACCCAAGCCGGGCGCGTCGGATCGTTATCGAGGAACACCTGAACCTCGACCTTCTCGACCTCGAACGGGCGTCCGCCGTCGCGATAGACCGTCAGGCGAACCTCAAGGTCAGCGCAGGTGCCGCCGAGAAGCGGCAGGGGCACGGCGGTTTCGACCGTCGCGTAGATCTGCGGCTCATCCCAGCTGACGGGAGCTGCAGCCGGGTTCAGGAAGTCGACGTATTTGGGCAGAGCGTTCATTGATCATGCTCCGAGTGTTGCCCGCACGGCGATGAAGCCGAGGGCGGCGATGGAGGTGAGGAGGAGAGTTTCGGGGGAGATGAGGCGGGTCATGCGTCCCGATCCTGTTCGCTGGTATCGAACGACCAAGAGGCGCTGCTGTTGACCAAGAAGTCTTGGTTACAGGACGGGCATTCAACATCGTGGCTGTCGTTCTCGTCGTAGAGGAACCACGCCTCGTTGTCCTGGATGTCGAAATCGTCCCCGCAATGCGGACACTTCGGCTTGCTGTTCGCCCAAAACTCAAGGCCATCGCCTTCATCAAGAGCTGCAAAGGGTTTGACTTCCGTGCAGGCTAGGCGGCTCATTTCACCACCCCCGCCGTGCGATAGGCCGAGTACGCCTCCTGGCTCCGCAGCTCAGCGGTGCGGGACGTTTCGACCGCCTGCGCCAGAGCGGCGACCATCAGCCCGCCAATGACGACGGACACGAGGGCGTAGATGGCGAACATGCGGGCAAGGGTGTTGCTGCCAGCCTCGGCGCGAACCTTAGGGCGGTGCGCTTCCATCTGGGCGACGACAGCGCGGCGGGTGATGAGGTCGGGGCGGGAGGTCATGCCTCGCCTCCGGTCGCCTTGGCGATGGCGGAATCCCACCGCTCCAGAAGCATCCGAAGCTCTTTGTCTCCATCGTAGATGGAGGTGTACGTGGCGAGCTTCTGCCGGCCTAACTTCACCACGGCTAACAGATCAGGAGCGGCAGAGATCAGGCGGGCGTTGGCGATCACCGTTTCGTTGATGCCGCGATCCTTGGTGCTCCACGCTTCGCACCACACGCCGCCAACCTCGTTGCCGTCCAAAGTGTTAATGGACACCATCGTGTCTTTAGGTCCGTGGTAATGAACCCAAGGCCCCGGCGTATGGCCCGGCCCGCGCGTCTCTTCTCGGCTTGTCTGCGATGCACTCATGGGGAGGGGCTCCTGATAGCGTGCGGTTGCAACTCGGCTCGGAAGCCGAGGCACAACGGCAGGGTCAGGCGGCTTCAGTGCGGGCCAACCAGCGCTGGCTTTCGAGCCATTCGGCTGCGCCTTCCGCGCTTTCGCCGCCTTCAAACAGGGCGACGGCGTCACCGAACTCGGCTTCGGGTCCCTGCTTGCGAGACAGATGCTGGTTCAACGACAGCCAGAACGCCTGCAGCTTTCCGTAGGCTTCGGTGCCCGGCGCGTAGGTGCGGACAAGGCGGATCGTTTCTTTGAGTGCTGCTTCGGTCATCTGTCTGCTCCAAGGCTGCCGTTGTCGGTGGCGATGAAGCTGAGTATAGTCGGGCAAATCCGACTTGCAAGGAAAATCGTCGGCGCTGTCCGACTTTTTTGTTGCGGACGTTTCCGACTCCGTCCATAACGATTGCATCGGTGACGGGCGATGCGACGCGTCTGCTGGCGAATCAACCGAGCGCGTAGGGTTAGGTCATCCTCACGACGCGTGTGCCAGAAACTGAGGACGGGTTAGCCCAAAGCGCCCTGGCGTATGTCCCAACCCGGCTCCGGCCTTCAGGACTAGCCAAGACCCCTCTGGCCTTACGAGCCTTCGGGTCCGTGGGGTTAGGGGGTCTTTGGCTTCGAGCCCTCCCTCACCATCCTTCAGAGCTTTCAGACACAGACCCTAGACAGGTAGTCACTACAGACGGCGCGCCCTGCGAGAGCATTGACAGCCGAGCGAAAATCCACAGCCGACTGATTCACGCGATTCACGATTGTTCTTGTTTCGTTCTCAGAACCGAGTCACGATGGCCGCTCACTGCAACCGAGAGGCGAGCCGATGGTGACGTATTTCGTGGTCCAGACATTCCAGGCAGGCAGGAAGGGCGCGCTGATCGCCGACCCGCCGCTCGTGGCGCAGTCAGCCGATGGTGCGATCCGCACGGCCGAACGCTACTCTCACTCGAAAGCGGGTGTCATCGCGTTCTCGCGTGCTGGCGATCCGGCGACGGGCGAGTACGAGGACGCGACGATCCTCGCGATGCACGGGACGCTCCCGTCCGAAGCCGAGGAGATGGCGGCATGAGCGGACCCCGTCTCAAGGCCGACCAGAAGAACGCCATCCTTGCTGACTATCTAGCGGGGGTCGCAATACGGCAGATCGCTGCGGCTCACGGCGTCCACCAGTCGTATCCGGGCCATCTCGCTCGTCGCCGAGGGCATTCTCCCCGCCGTCCGGTGAAGTCGGCGAACACCGTCAACGACGGCTGTATTTCCCGACGACCCGGTGACACACCGGCCACTCTTTGCGAAACACCGTAAACGTCTTCGCTGGGTCATACTGCTCTAGCGACCACTCGCGATCATTGAAGCCGACGAGGTGCTTCACGGTCGCCTCAGCCTCGCCGTCCGGCGGGGTGTGATAGAGGATCACGTCGGTGCCCCGCTCGGGCGGCAGTCGCGGATGGACGAGGGCGGTGTCGCCGGGCCGGAACGCAGGGACCATCGAGCCCCCGGTAATCAGAAGCCCATACCCGTCTCGTACATGCCGTAGCGGCTCCGGCCGCTTCGCGTACTCGATTGGCTCGAACGTCACGATGATGTGGCCTTCGCCACCCATGGCCGCCGCGAAGATCGGGAAATCGTTGTTGCCGACCAGCTCGTCGCGAGGGATCAACCGGTCTAATGGTTGCTTCTCCATCGAATGCACCGCGGGCGCCCCGCTGCCTGTCATCAGGAATTCGGGAGACACCTGAAGGGCACTCGCCAGTTTCGCAATGTTGTCGCTGCGGATCGTGGCGACCTTCCCGGCGAGCAAGTCGTAAATGTACGTCCGCCCAAGACCCGCCGCGCGCGTCGCCGCAGCTGGGGTCAGGTTCAATTCCTCCAGGCGCGCACGCACCCGCTCGGCAAGGTCTTCGCTCATGACGGATTCATCCGACAAAGGCCTGTCGGATACCAGTCTGAAAAAAATCGGATCAAAATAGCCGCCGGTCGGTTATTTCCGTTGAAATGTCGGATTGAACCGACTAGAACGGAAATCGACATGGAAAACGAACTCCGCACCCACCTCGCTGCCTGCTTTGCCGCATACATGGCGGTCTCCAAGCAGAGCCCTTCAACGGTAGCCCAGGCCGCAGCTGGCGACTGGCGGTTCTTCGACCGCATCCAGTCCAGCAGCTTCACCGCCCGAAAGTACGACGCGGTGATGCAGTGGTTCTCGGCAAATTGGCCGAAGGATGCCGTCTGGCCGAAGGGCGTTGCTCGGCCTCGTAAGACGAGGGCCGCAGCATGAAGCGCGGTCGAAAGCTTATCACGAAATTTGACACCGAGATCCGTCAGTGGAGATCTGAGGGCCGGACCATCAAGGAAATTGCGGGCTACACCGGACTTTCCACGGCCACGGTAGTAAATATTTGCAGGCGAATACCCGCGCCTCTCTGCAAGCCGGCAGGGCCGTTTGATGCCACTTTCGACAAGGTGGTCGTCCGCATGGCTAGCGACGGGGTGAATTGCGGAGAGATTGCCGCACGCCTCAAGGTCGATCGTCAGACGGTAAAGAAGTCCGCGAAACGACTGGGCGTTTTCCTTGTAGACGGTAGGAGCGCCCGTCTCGGTCAATACGACAAGGCGCGAGCTGAAGAATTCGGTCGTTTGTACACGTCGGGGCAGACGCTCCAGCAGATCGGCGAGAAATTCGGGATCAGCCGCGAGCGGGTTCGCCAAGTTCTTCGCGCTCGTACAAACATCCTTGCCGGTGAAGGTGGCGGCGCTCTGGTGGCTAGACGCAAGAGGCAG